AAATCACAGGATTGCCCTGTCTAAGTGCTTTTTTGGTTGCCCAAAATTCTAATCGAGTACCATCACAGTTCTCTAAATCTGCATCAGTAATATCAGATTCTAAAACCGCATTGGCTTTACAATTAAGTCGCACAATTTCGTTTTGGTTTTCACCGACCTTATCCGTACGATAAGATGTAATAACAAAGTCATAACTACCCTCTGGTAAAGTTATAGACTCTGGTATATCCTCTGGATTCATCGATAAAAAGTCAGTAACATCAGCCATTAATTACCTCCTGTCTTGATGTTTATTACATTATCCTTTTTGGATAATCTTTGTCGAGCATTCTTTTGAATAGCTTCAAACAACTTCGCTAAATCTAATTCAGTATTGGGCTCTAATAATTTTGGAGCCGTTACTTTTAAATCCATACGATGGTCTGATACTGTACGCAAAGTTCTCTCGACACCTTTGCTAGAACTTCTAGTATCTATTCTGCAAACACAATTAAAATACCTACCTAACTTAGTAGATAATTTAGAACCGACACTAGTAGGGTATGCTTTAGACACACCCAAGTCTCCTTCCATGTATTGCATATGGGTAGTAACTACCACATTACATGGAACTTCTGCCCCTGTTATATATTGGATGATGTGTTGAACATCACGCGCGGCAGTGCCCCATTCTGGTTGGCTGGCTTGGTCAGTTGGCTTCTTGTTATTAAATACAAGTGCCCCCCTCAAAGCTGCTTCACCCATTAGGGTTAAACTATCGATAACCAACACATCTTTAGGTGTCCACTTACTAACAGGACCGAACTCTTCTCCCTCATCTTTCCAATTTGAGATAAGGTTAACTCCCCTACGAAAAGAATCTGCTTTTCCAATAGGGTCTTTCAACGTAACATAACTTACATTATTAACTGCGTTTGCATTTAGAAATTCTGGAAGAATAGCTAACCCATCATCGTAATCCAAGATACGTAAATTGTATCCTGCATTTGCGAGTTGAGCTAATGAAGCTGTCTTACCCGAACCACTATCTCCTACGAGTAATAGTTTAGTCACATCAGTTGATTGATGATTTTTAATACTTGCCATATTTGTCTCCTATAATTATGTAATACTATCATAAATAAAATAATTGTCAACAATTATCTTTTCTTTCTTATACGCAATTTCAATCGTATGCGTCTACGATTTTTTCTTTTACGAGAACCTACCTTTCTTCTTCCTTTATGTTTTTTTCTTTTTAAATTTGCTCTACTCATTTTGTAATGCCTAACATATTTATTAATAATGACAATGTAATCATGAGTACAAAAAATAATATTATTTTAAATATAAGTTCAATCATTATCCACTTCCTTTTAAAATTTTATTAACATAATTATCTTCAATGGGTTCTAATTCATCCTGCATCTTTTCTGAAGTAGTCTTTTTTTCTTTCTCTATTCTTTCATCCCGTTGACGAAATGATTCTTTCATTGACATATCAAGTAATTCTTTTTCTTCCAACATCTTAGTATGAAAATCTTTTGATTCATATACAAAGTGAGTAGCACAATATTCACACATCGCTTTGTTAGTTTCATCAAAGGTATACCATACAATAGGGTGGTCATTAGCACATGAAAATATTTTTGTATCAATTATTTTAGGTTTCATTTTTTAATTCCTTAATCCTTTTATATAAAGCATATTTTTCTTTAACTTCTTCTTGGACTTGTTTTTTTAGTAAATCATTTTTGTGTCTCCAATCTTTAATCTCAGCTAAAAATGCTCTTCTCATTTGTTCCATTGGGTCATCCTCGTGATTATTCCAAGCCATTCATACCTCCTCACTGCATACCTTCACATTTAATTGGGTCTTTTACTTTCTTACAATAAAATTCTTTTGCTTTTTTCCTATGAGATTCTTTCTTTAAATTTTGTTTCTTTAATATCTTTTCTTTTTTAGTTGGGTTAGGGTCTCCCTCCAATACAATATCAACTACTTTGACAGTTTCTTTTGCCACCATAAAAGCACATCCATTACAAGTAATCAACAGTATTGATAGTAATAAAAAAATTCCAAAAAATTTATACACTATTTTTTTCTCTTGAATATTTCTTCTGGCACGTGAATAACATTATCCACTTTTAAATCATCATGAGGTTCACGAATAAAATCTTCTTTCAATAAAATCGGACGGTGTTCAGGAGACTCGCCACATACCTCTCTAAATTTACAACCACCATAATTTCCACATGATGTAAAGTTTGCAGGATACCACTTGTTATCTGCATATGCGTCTGATAAAGATATATGATACTGCGCATCATTATACCATTCAACAATAGATTCCTTAGCTACATTAAATATACTTCTATTAAATCTACAAAAATGTACTCCTGTTTGCACAGCATCAACAATAAACCCTGCAATATTTAAACCTAATACGAATCTAGCCGCCCAAATATATGCATAAACTTGATTGTTAGGTTGGAAGTTTCTAAAATATAAATCAGTAAGAGAAGCTTTCGTTGTTTTAGTGTCACATAAATACAAACGATTATCCAACTCCACTATCTTATCTATCCTTCCAGAAAATCTATGACCTCGTTCCCCAAAAGGAACTTCGAATCTTTGCTCTAAGCAGGGGGCACCATTTGGCATGGTTGCAATTTTTAAATTGTCTTCCCAATATTCTTCTGCTCTCCAAACGATTGCCCTCATTGCTGCTTCAAGACCTCTGGCTTTATCTTCAGCTTGTGATAGGTCTTTGCCATATTCTTTTACAATAAAAGTTACTGCTTTGTTTACAGTTTCATCTTTGGATTTGCCCTCATGTTTCCCTTTGTCTAATATTTCAAAGCCATCATGAACAGCTGACCCGAATCCCGTAATGGGTGCATAAAGTTTTAGTTTATAACCTAATAGATTAGAAAGATTATATGCTCTTGCACATGCTGAAAATGTAGATAAACTAGATGAATCCCAGATAACTTGTCTTGGTGTGTCATCTTGCACTATATATTTCCTAAGCTTTTCTGGTTGTTTCATTACATTAATTCCTTCATGCCCAATATTACTACGACAAAAGCTATTAGATATACCACCAAAATGCCCCAACCTTTTGTGTGTTCCTCCATTAGGCCCCATTGCCTTTTCTTTTCTAAACGTTTAGCCATAACCTCTGCACGAAGTTCTTTCATGCGAGCCATGCGCCAAGACTTTGGTGCCTCCTTTGGGAAAGGATGGAACTTGCCTATAAAATCTATCTTTTCTTTGGTTATTTTTTCTTTAGACATTATTCACCAGCACATCCAGAATATTATCGCCTGCTTTTTCTGGTGTTTTAATACGAGAAGATTTGCTAGTTATTCTTTTACCAGCTTTCTCAGCAGACCGTATGTTTTCCCTAGTCTTTTTAAGATAGGCGATTATAGTTTTAATACCTTCTTCATCACTAGCTAATTCAACGGGGTCTTTTTCTAAAAGTTCTGTTGGTATAACTAATTCCTCTGTTACTTCTTTCTCTTTTTTCTTCGGCATTATTACCTCACTTATAATTTACATACATCACCATAGCTATGCCCACCACAGATATGATTAGTATTATTAATCCATAATTTTGAAACCACTCCATAATTTATCTTTCTTTTAATCGGGGTCTGTTCCACCATAACTAATATTATCCCAATTATCTTCGGGCTCATTGTTAATAGGTTCTATGGATAAAACTTTTGCGTCTGGAATTGTTATTAAAGTTCGTGTCAACTTATTCGACACATATGTTCTTGAAGGTTTATCAAATTTTAAATCACCTTCCATTACTTTTTTCGCAGCTTCTTCTTTATTCTTAGCTGCGACTTCCCAATGTTCCGTGAAACAATGAGAAGTAGTCACATCAAATTTTTTCATTTCTTACCTCTTAAATATTTCTTGTGTGGTTTATATCTATTCTGCTTTTTTATTTCGTGCATTTTATACAATGCCCACACCCTTACTTTATTAGAGTAAGTTTGTACAAGAGCAGAGGTTTTAAATATTAAAATTAATAGCTTATTTTTATACATCACACACTCCTTGTATTATATACTATTGTCGACACCGTGTCAACAAAAATCTTAATGGATAGTTTTCTTCTTAGTTGAATTAGAATATTTCCAATCGTCAAAAGCATTTGGCTCTCGACCTTCTTCAATCATAGTTTGCAAATCTCTTTCAATCATTTGTCCAAAAGTTGCAAGATTGTCCATGATATTAGCGAACACTCTTATTGTATGATAAGTGCCCCCTTGTATCATTGACATACGCAAACCTAATTCAATTAAAGATGCATTGATTATTTCTAATGGATACTTATCTCCCATTTTAGAAATAGGTTCTCGCATTAAATCAATACATTCTTTAAACATTTTATCATGTTTCTTTTTCATATCTTCTTTAATCATAACTCCTCTCCCTTCTCCGTAGTTAAAGTTAATGGTTTCTGCTCTAATGCAGATGTAATCATAACACCTTTTGGTACGTTAGTCACGACAAGATGGTTGTATTTATCTTCCACCACATCAGATTTGTCTCTCATTTGTACAGCAAATGCACGTATATATCTATACATTTTCATACGTAATGCAAAAGGTTGTTTATGTTCTATGAATATAGAAGGATTGTCATGCTCACTATTATCTAGGTGTTCGACGGCTTTTTCCAACGCGTTTGAAATATCTGTCGACTGCAATAGGTTGTATGTCTTCGGATTGAACGGCATATCTCTCCTGTTCTGCTTCATAATCATTTTCATCCATGCCTAAATCATCATTGAAGCTATGATGATGATTAGTATCATGCACATGATATCCATCTATCACGTGGTCGGCTTCTTGTTCTTCCTCAAACTCTAGAGGAAAAACATCATCTTTTTTTATTGTTTTCTTTTCTTTTTTCTTAGCCATATATGTACTCCTATATACGTAAAAAATAATAATACCAACAATGAGAACGGATTTCTATATGTTGGGTCAGTTATGTATGCAACCATAATACTTGTTGGCACACAAGTCAATGCAATAATAATCATTAGTCTTGCAAAATATTCTCCTATCATGCTACCCACTCCTTTATGTTTTCTTTTTCAGTAATTCTATGCGAACCTGCATTATGCCCATAAGCATGAGGGTATATAAATGCTATCGCTTTTAAAGGTTCTCCCTCTGGATAATTTTCTTCATGAGCTTCAACAATAAACGGAACATAACCTGCATTACATTCTATTGTTGTCACTCTCTCCATACATTCGGGGGTCACATTATATATCTCTCCTCTTATATGGAAACCTTTACTTTCATTTAATAAATATGAGTCGTTATCTATTAACATAATTGGGCAACCCACATCATGCATATCGTATTTATTTTCTTCTGTTATATAAGTTCCTACAAATTCTGATGAGTTGCCTAACACACTATGTAAGCTACCGCCTTTTTTCAAAGTACCATATACAAACAGTAAACTTCTATCCACTATTTACCTCTTCTAATTTTGTTAATTTAGTTATACAATTTTTAGGTATGGTACAGCCACCACCCCCACACTGAGACTCAGTATCAAAGGAGGATATTAATATAATATTATCCTTATTTTCCGAGAGAATCCAACCGACACAAGTGACGGGACGCAGTACTTGTTTAGCTAATTCACTAAGTTCTTGCCATGTATTATCATCCGACATTGCGTCGAGCCATTCGACCTTAACTAACTTAAGGTTGTCTAATTTATAATCTTCATTCTTATTTTTATCATGTAATTTATCTAACAATTTTTCATTACGTATTGTACTCATTATTTTTATCTCCTTCTTTCAGCTACGGCTATAGCCACATCTTTTACATCTAGTTTGGTGGGAGTAAATAAATCTTTTTTCTTAGCATAAAGATTAGTCATTTTCTTTAGATGTTCACTGTTCTGTTTAGCTTTAAGCCATAAATTTTTCATATATTTTTCATCATAAACAAATATAACTCTCCTACCTAATCGTTTTATGCGAATAGAATAACAGTTATAATCCCACTCATACCTTCGACTATTATGTCTAAGTATTTTATCCATATACTTAAGCACATCTTCTTTTGCTAATTGACTAGTTCTTCTACGATAATAGATGGGTGTTTTATTTTTCTTAACTACATAAACACAATCATACCACACATCTGTACAAGTATCTTCATTAACACAATATTCATCTACCACATTTCCATCATCATCTTCTTCATAGTCGTAATGTGGGTGTATGTATCTGATTTGTCTTGCCCCTTTGGGTAGGAGTTCAAGTATCTTCATTGTCTACCTCCTCTACTTTTGTATATGTATCTTCATGGTTGGTTTCATCAACATCTCTACCACCCATGCATATATCAATGGCTTCTTGTTTATCTTTTGCCTTCACATTTTTCCAAATGTCTTGTGCTGTATAAGTTTGAATTACTGTATAGGTTTTCATAACCCACCTTCAATCCAAAGCCAAGTGCCATATAAAAAATA